AGATAGAGGTCTTATTCGATACCTTATTAGAAATTGGCACACTTCACCACTTGAACTCGTGGTTTTTAAATTCCGTATCAAAGCACCTCTGTATATCGCTCGTCAATGGCTAAGGCATAGAACCGCATCCGTAAATGAAATGTCTGCCAGGTATTCCATTGTTGATGAAGAGTATTATGAACCAGAAGTATTGCGTAAGCAATCTGAAATAAATCACCAAGGATCAGAAGGTGTAGTGGAAGCGGATGAAACACTCACAAAAGTCATATCCACGCAATATAAGAACGCCTTCAAATTGTATCAACATCTTTTAGATACAGGTGTATGTAGAGAACAGGCTCGTGGTGTACTACCTCAATCTACTTATACCTCATTTGTATGGAAGATGGACCTTCACAATCTCATGCACTTTCTACAATTGAGAATGGATCATCATGCCCAAGAGGAGATTCGAGACTATGCCAACGCGATTTATGAACTTATCCAGCCTTTGGTACCTTATTCTATGGAAGCATTCATGGACTTTCGTGTGAATGCTATACAGCTGACGGGTCCCGAGATTGAAGCTATCACCACGGGTAAGGAAATTGAATCACCCGGAGAACAGCGCGAGTTTAAGGAAAAATTAAAACGGTTGAAATTAAATGTCGATACAAAGTAAATGATTGCCATCACAAACACTATGACCGTATTCGCCGCTGAGAAGAAGAACAGGGGGTTCAAAAAGTTGAGTAAGAAAATCCAGAAGGAACGTGACACTGACGTGGATAAGATCAAAGAGAAGGTCTCTGATATTTTCCGTGATGAACAGCGTCGTTTGAAGGGGTACTTTGAAGAACATAATAAGTTGATCAAAAAAGATGATAAGCCCAAGAAAAGTGGTAAAAAATCTATTGACTTTTACGAAAAGTAAACCATATTGTACATAAAACGAAAAACATTGCCAGGGGTGGATTATCCCCAAATTTCTCAGCCAGTAGAGCGCATACTACACTGTACTGGACGAGCCTTATTTCTTGCTGTGTTTTGACCATCGTACGTTTCATAGATCCTCTAGACTTTTGAAGACCAGATACAGCTGTACTTATTTTACTTATTGTTCCGGGTATCTCAGTCGTCTTCACGAGCATATCCCCGATATCTACAGAGTCTATGATTTGTTGTTGGATGAGAGGTTCCAGGTATGTGAAATAGTTGAAGTCTGGGTCTAATTTGAGACAAATACCCTCAATCGTAGAGAAGGCTTTGGCGAGGTACACAAAACTACTCGGTACGACGAATGGTTTTTCCATTGCGAGCTGTGCTGCGAGATCATCATTCACAATTCCAGAACCATCTAGAGTCTCCAGGTACCCTAAAATAGTTTCAAAGAAGAGTTCGATATCTGAAACATCTGAAGATGTTGGAACAATCACACCCAATTTTACTAGGGTATCAACTATACCAGCAGTATCCCGTGTAATGATAAACCCAAAAAGTTTTGTGAATCCATCCCTCAATTCGTCTGAGAGTGGTACGAGTAACCCAAAGTCATAAAATACAAGTTTCCCCTTGGATGAAAAACCTAAGTTACCAGGGTGTGGATCAGCATGGAAAAGACCATTGTCCATGGTTTGAATGACATATGCGTTTATAAGGGCTTCACATATCTTCTTCTTGTTCACCTTCTTGTCTGTAATCTCAGTCAGTTTCACCGACGGTACATATTCCATTACAATCATTTCATCATTCGAATACTTTTTATACACTTTTGGGACTTTTACCCAATCAATATCTTTCATACTTCTTCGAAACTTTATCGCATTATCAACTTCTTGTTTATAGTCTGCCTCTCCTAATAGATATTCGATAGACTCATTGAGAACCGCCCCTGAACTATTTCCAGTGTCGATACCCATACGCTCGAGGAAGTGTACAATGTCACGTATGTTATCGGTATCTTCCTTCATAATATCAAGGATTCCTGGACGTTTTATTTTTACAACAACTTTTTGACCATTTTGAAGTACAGCCATATGGACTTGGCCGATACTTGCAGATTTAAATGGTACAGGGTCAAATTCTTTAAAAATGTCATAATCTACAATTGTATTAAATCCCATGGGAGGAACCTCATCTTGTAATGATTCCAACTCTTTTGTAAATTCTGGTGGATAGAGATCTCCCCTCGTCGAAGCGATTTGACCTAATTTTATAAACGTTGGACCCAGCTCGATGAGTTCTCCCCTTGTCCATCGTCCAAGTTCAGATTTATTTTGTACAGTGGTATTTTTCCATAGAAATTTACCAGCAAATTTCCATGTTTTTACCTTACGATTAGATGTTAACCTAGTCGAATTATGACTCACCACACATAGCATCTTATAATACCTATATATAATATTCTATAAAAAAGTATTATATACAAGTAGAATGAAGGTTCATATCATAGGAGCTGGACCAACAGGTTTATCACTTGCGTGGGAAATTTTACACACAGGTGATCATGAAGTTAATATATATGATAAAAAAACATCAGCCGGTGGATCTTGGTGGGAATCTGATACGACAATAAGAGATCTCCACGCACATCGGATATTATTTGATAATGCATTTGTTAATTTTCAATCACTTCTCAGTGAAATGGGTATAGAGTGGCATGACCTGTTCACACAAGTTAACAAAATGGATTACATGAAGTTTATGTTTGAGAAATTGAGCCCAGTTGATTATATGACATTCGTATTCTTAGCCACGAAAGTGTATACAGAACCTGAAACATATAAACGTGTTTCATTAAAAGATGCTATCGGTGTATTAAGTAAAAATGGTCAGAAATATGTAGAACATCTTCCACTTGTCATGGATGGTGTCACATGGGATGTGATGTCAGCTTATGAATTTATAAAAAGTTTTGATCATATAGGGTTATCTAGAATTTATACACAGAAAGTTTCCGGAAAGGTTATGAGTGATGCGATGGAAAAAGCAGTTATGGATGCCGGAGCAAATTTTATTTTCGGTGTAGAATTATTGGATGTCAAATACGGTAAGAATGATTTTATGGCTACACTTTCAAATGAACTTGTGATAAAAGATGGATTACTTGTATTATGTATTGACAATAGTCCAGCTCTAAAATTAATTGGAGATAATTGGGGACCCGATGCAGATAAAAAACTTCGTGCGAGTACGTATGGTGCCATTAATGTTATACTCGATTACGATACACCAATCACTATCAAAACAGACCTTGAAATATCAATGACTACTAAATGGAATTTACAACCTAAAGTCCTTTCCGATAACAAAACAATTTCATGTGTGATATGTGACCTTAGTGAAGAAGTTTTGGCATCCGATCCAGAAACACTCAAACGTGAAGTCATTAAGCAATTAAAAGTTCCCGAACCAGTAAAGGCACGATTAGGTTGGGGGTCTGAATGGAAAGATAATAAATGGGAATTTTCGCAATCTTCGGGTGTTTTGAGTCTTCATGGACAACTCCCATTTTTTGGGAAGTGTACAAAGGTTGCGATGTGTGGTATGATGTCCCCAAGAAACACACCCTATTCAAGTATAGAATCGGCAACCGAAGTTTCTAGATCTCTGAGTAATATATGTTTTGGGACAAGGAAACCTATGAAACCTGTAATGGTCTCACAAGTTTTATTATTTTTATTAGTAATACTTATAGTTTTAACATTAGTTTACCATATATGAAACTAACTGCCAAAGTACATGAACCATTTTATGAACATAATTCCAAAAAATATATACGAATCGTTATACCCGAGAAAGTTTCAAGTATTATTGAACGTATGCACGCACAAAGACTACACCTTCTCATACATAACAACATAGACGACCCACTTGATGGTCGCATTCTAACAGTTAAAGTTCCATTCAGATATAGGAGAGTTATGTGTAACGTCAAGGGGCGTCCAGTTCAGTCTCTTATAAAAGGGGATGAAATTGAAGTCATTATAGATTTCAAAGGTATTTGGAATGTTGGTAATTATTCAGGCTTCTCTTGGACACTCTCAAGCTCCTCGATAGGTTCGGATGAAGCCTGATCGGCTTCGGTATTAGGGTCATTTGGGAGATCAATGGTTTTGAGACCACCTTTCTTAAACCCCTCAAAGGTATTGAGCATACCTTGAAGTTTAAATACTTCTTGGGTCATTTGTTCAATGTTACTCTGGATCTTCTTAATATTTGCTTCAATATCGACGGTAGGCATCTTATACTCATTTAAAGTTATTCCCCTTTAAATAAGTAAATTAATGACAACACTTACCCGAACCGGATATCTTGTCCACGTGGGTCCAATTCAAGAAATTAAAAAAGAACTTACGGTAAGACCTGTTGTTAATGGGGACTATGGGTTTCCTCCACCGCCTTTCAAAGTATTTAGACCAACTAAGGGTGGAGTCTGTGTCCCCAGATTCTATGGAACTTCTAAACTTGGAGAACCGAAAGAGGATAAACGTCCAGAACCGACCCGAATTAAAACCAAATTCGCAGGACAACTCAGAGACGCTACTCACCAAAATGAAGCATTATCAGCCGCAATTAAAGCGGGTCACGGCGTCCTGTCTCTACCATGTGGCTATGGCAAGACAACGGTATCCTTGGCCATAGCATGTAAATTGGGGTATAGGACAATGATCGTCGTTCATAAACAGTTTTTGGCGGATCAATGGCGGGAGCGTATTCAACAATTCTGCCCAGGTGCTACAATTGGTGTCGTACAACAGGATAAAAAAGAAGTCGATTGCGACTTTGTTATTGCAATGCTCCAATCTCTATCACTCAAAGAATACTCTTTTACAGATTTCGAAAGTATTGGAACTTTGATTGTTGATGAAGCGCATCACATTTGTGCTAAAGTATTCAGTCAGAGTCTTTTCAAATTATGTCCTAAACATATTTACGGTTTGTCAGCAACACCCGAGAGGAAAGATGGACTCACTAAAGTACTTCATTGGTTCATGGGGCCCACCTTCTTCGCAGTTGAAAGGAAAAATCAGGAACAGGTTGAAGTGTTTCCAATTATTTTTGATTCCCCAAATTATAAGAATCCACCACCATCTATGCGAAATGGGAAAATATCAATGCCAAATATGATTACAGAACTTGTTGAGGATCGTCAAAGAAATAGAATGTTAGTAGAGTTGGTGAAAAAAGCATCTGCGGGTACTAGACAACTTTTAGTTCTCAGTGATCGAAGACAACACTGTGAATTTCTTCATCAATGTTTTCCTAAAACATCGGGGCTGTACATGGGTGGTATGAAAGAGGTAGCACTTCAAGAATCATCAAAAAAGAAAATCATTTTTGCTACATTTAGTCAGGCACACGAGGGTTTGGATATACCTACACTAGACACCGTTATTTTGGCGAGTCCTAAATCAGATATTACTCAAAGTATTGGACGTATCATGAGAGAGACAAGTGGAAAAAAGAACAACCCACATATATACGATATACATGACCCATGGTCAATTTTCACAGCAATGTATTACAAAAGATCTAAAATATATAAGCATGGTGGTTTTAATATTCGTGGTAAAACATTGGAAGATAAACCAGACTTCCCTCAGGGAAAGTGTTTGTTTTTATAATCTACACATCTATTAAATGTCTGGTGCATTAATACAATTGATTTCTAAGGGTGTACAGGACTCATATATCATCAGTGATGAAGGAAATTCATTCTTTCGTACGAAGTTTACTCGTCACACAAATTTTTCACAGGTACCTAAATTTATAAAATCAATGAATGAGAATGATGTATCTGTAACCATACCGGTTTTCGGGGATGTTATCAATGCAATTTGGTTTCAGGGTTCTGATAAACTGATGAATATGTTTTATAAATCTACAATTGATTTATATATTGGAGGTCAAAAAATTGATTCTCAGCATTTTGATTACTATGCTGATATATGGCCAAACTATCTACCTGACACATATAGTAAATCTCGGGAATTGAATAATAAAACAACTTCCGTAAATCCTGGATTTTTACCACTTCATTTCTTTTTATGTGATCACAAGGCATTCTTACCTCTCGTGGCGCTTCAGAACCATGAAGTCCAAATCAAAATTAATTTGGATACCAATAGTTACAATGTACTATCAGATGACGAAAAAAAATATGAAGTGTATGGAAATTACATTTTTCTCGATAAAGATGAACGAGAAGCTATTGTGAAACGTTCGATTGATTTTGTAATCACACAAGTTCAGCGCATGGAACATCCACTCGATACCAATGAAGGATATAACACTCTCGATATAAGTCAATTTAACCATCCTGTAAAATCACTATTCTTTGGATTTGAATCAACCACCAATGATTATATTAACGACTTTTTCACATTCGGAGGGGTTGACCTTTACATAAATGGTACACATCTATTCGAAAATATGAAACCCGTTTATTTTCATACTATTCAAAATTACTACAAGTCTGACTATGGTATATCGGATTATGATGTTAACAGAAATATGTTATTCTACACTAGATACTATGCATACCATTTCTGTCTGAATGCGTCACAATACAGTCCATCGGGGTCATGTAACTTCAGTCGTATAGATAATGCGAAGATTACGATTCGTAGTGCGAATGTTGCACCATCAAGAAAAGGTGACCCCTTATATGTATATGCGGTCAATTACAACGTGTTACGTATAAAAGATGGATTGGGTGGCATTCTCTTTGGTAATTAAATTTAATGCGAGGGAAAACCTCGATATAGATTCAACATTTACGCCCTGATGGCGTCGGAAACAGCTAACGCGATAACCCCGACAATAAAAGCTATCACGATGTAATTTAATTCACTTTCTTCTGTACCTACCTGTGTAACAATCTTCTGTGTATCGGTAGGTTCTGGGATTTTCTTTGGAGGCTCCAGTTCCTCCAAAGGATAGTATGCTATCATTTATATATGTTTAGAGATTAATTTCCTTTTTCGTCTTCTTTTGCCTGGTACGTTTGGGTTTCGATGAAGTCACATTTACTTCCTTTACTTCACCACCAGTTGAGTCTCCTGAAATCGATATGATATCGGAAATGTCATCATCGACCTCAATCAATGGGTCGTTACCTTGCGAAATGGCCGATGTATTCATTGGAGGCTGCGGCGGCATCATAATACCCCCCATGAGGCTCGAGATGTCAATACCGGGCCCTTGCATTTCATACTGACCTGAACCCCCGACTGGGGCTTCAGTCGCCGGACCATCCGTTTTACGAGTCGTGTTCTGTACAGCTGACATCATATTCTTTACGAGATCGGGGTTCTGTTTAATAACATCGTTCATATTTGGCATTACCGATTTGAACATACTATTGGTCAAATGAAACATCATCGCTGAACCACCTAACATCATGATCAATTTGACTTCTGGAGCGACATTAATCTTTGATCGGTATTTCACGTACAATTCTTCGAAGACGCCGTCATAATCGTCTACATTCTCCATCACGGATTCTGACCAACCCTCAAGTTGAATCTCAAAGGGATTGTACCGCTTATTGAGAAATTCCAGTCCGGTCACACAAGCTACAAGCATTCGCCGGGAAAACCTAACCGACTGTTCAACATCGATACTGTAAGTGATACGCTTCACTTCAGTACGTAGTTCGTCGACGTTCGAATAAGCATTCAATCGTTTGTTTACAGCGAATCCCTTCTTCTCCAGGCGTCCTAATTTGTTAATTAGATCCGCCTTTTCTTCGTCAATAGAAGAATACCCTTTTGAAGGTTTCTCCTCTTCTTCCTGACCTGGGCCTGATCCTGGTCCATAGTCCTCACCATCATCGAAAAAATTACCCTCTTCTTCACCATAATCAATTTCTTCGTCTGGTGCGGTAGCGTTTTGACTTGTCTGTTTATTGGGGTTTACGAAAGCATCCATACTTTCTTGTCGCTCTGATGTTTGTGGTGGTGGATTATAAACATTACGACTTGGTCGGGAAACACGTTGGGGTTTTGGGGCAGAAACTTCAATCTCATCCATGATGGCCTGTTCATCTGCATCCAATTTCATAACACTAGTATGTCCTCGATCGAGTACAATCTCTTCGTCCATCTACTCTTTATACAGAAACTAAAAAAATAATCTTTAACGCGGTTTAAAAAAATATTGGTTCATTATAAATGTTTACCCTAAACCGTGTCAACCGTAACGCTATTATGATGATAATTCTCCTTCTTGTGATTATCTCGGCGCTTGGTGCTTTCAGGACAAGCACGTTTCAAGCTATGCCAATCACAACCAAAACTGTGAGTGATCAATCCATTTTCGACTTACCAGTTGATTTGAAATGTACAGCGGGTTCAGGTAAGAATGGTAGCCCATACTCAAAGGGTTTAACTCCAGGGGGAGTGTGTGGTGCCCAAAAACTTGTCTCCGAGCAGGCTGGGTATGATATCACAGATGGGATTGGTGGATCTTTAATCTAAGTTAATACTATATGGCATTAATTACAGCCCCTACTCAATTGATTCCTGATCTTCAACATGAATATCACACTGTGACTATTGATACTATTGGACAAACAGCCTCCAATACTTTCACGTGTCATCTTCAAAATCCATTAAAAAATGTTGTTCAGGCTAAACTTTTGGCTGCTAACATTAATACAACAATTGCTACGAAACACTGTTACATTTCCATAGAGGAACTTGACAGTATTTTCACGGAACGTGCGTCCAATGAACCAAATGGTCAAGCCGCTGCGAGTATCGTTCGCAATTCATTTGCGACTATAATAGGTGAGGGTACATCATCATTCAATTTTAAAGATAATTACCCCATCGTGACACAGTATGTCAATCCTATCCGTAGCATTGATCGTTTCACTGTAAATATTAGAAACCAAAATGGTGTACCTATTACACCAGCTAGTCCCGCGAAAAATAACTTTTTAGTTATTCGATTCGTGTGTAGAAAACCCAATTTGTAAT